TTACGGTCAAGCGGCTTCTGGTATCTATATACTAAATGCTGCGGGAAGATATCGTGCTGATTTTACATATACGATAAGTTCAACATCATATACACAGTCACAATACTTTAATGTCTATACGCCGTACATTGACATTGACACCTTCTTTGAAGATCACCCAGAGCTTGAAACTGATTGGTATGACAAGTTTGAGAAGATGGAAAAGAAGGTGCGAAATATTATCAACACTTTCTGTGGACAGTCTTTTGAGTACTATCCAAATAAACAACTTGAGGTTATGGGTTCTGGAAAGAAATCAATTCATCTTCCAAATCCAATAACTACTCTGAGAAAGGTCACAGCCGATCCAGGAACCAATGATGAGATAGTTCTTCATGATTACTCAGATGCAACAATGAATCATATAGAAAAAATAAAAGAACCTCATAGTTTTGGTAGCTCATATTATGTTCAGTTCAGGAAATCAGTTCTTGATAGCGTAAATGTTCTTTTAATTGTTAATAAGTTTAATCCTCAAAGTGTGTATCGGATTGAGGGTGATTTTGGATGGCAGTTTGTTCCGAACAATATTGAGCAAGCAGCAGATCTTTTGTTGGTTGACATGATGAATGATGATTCTGAGTTTAGAAGGCATGGTATAGCAAGAGTAGATATGGATACTATTGAGTACGAAATGAGAAGAGATTCTTCGTTCTACGAGTCAACTGGCAATATTGATGCAGATGTCCTGTTGATGGATTATACACTTTTCGTTATGGACTATATTGTATAATCATGTCACAAGGAACATTTCTACCACTTCCGCATAGCATTGATGTTTATACACGCACCACTTCTGTGAATGATGCTGGTCAGAAAACAATGACATACACTAAGGCTGGAACAATAAAGGCTTTCTTTCAATCAATGTCGTCAGAAAGAAGGACTTATCCGTATATAGATAACATTGATGAAATTGAATTTTACATTTCTCATAAAGATCAGGCTTATGCTATTTACAATAACAGAATTCAAAATGTTATAGATAGATTTGGGAATATCATTGAGACTGGACCAGTTGAGATTGTAAATATACATAAACAAACTGGTCTCAATGGGAAGGTTCGTCAAATACTTCTTACATGCCGTAAGGTGGTAGAAAATGCTTAATGTTCAGGTGGATAGCCGTTCAATGACGCAATTGATTGCGGCACAGATTTATTATGATACATTGCCAAACAGAATTCAGTACGCTCAAGCAGAAGCTATGATGATGGCTAAAATGAAGTTAAAAGATGCTGTTTCTCCAATCGCAAAGGCTGCTAAGTACCTTCAATATGAACTAATACCATTTGGTGCTGGTGGTATTAGATTAAAAATTAAACCATATCCAAAATCACAAACTGGAAAGAATGGTAGAAACATCCAGATTGCATCAGCAATTTTGTTGACTGGCAGGAAGGGCGGGGGAACGATCTCTGCTGGCGATGGTCTCATGAAGACTAGACAGGCTTCTGTTGCTCAGGGATATGCAAGATTTTATAAAGAAGTTAGACAGGTAGCAATTGCATCTAAGAGAGACAAGATAAAGGAAGCGGCTGCAAAGGTTATCAAAGCTGAAATTAAAAGATCCTTTTCAGGTCAGGGCTTTACATCTGGTGGTAATATTAAAGCTCCTACAAAGGATATCCTGAGGTAATTTATGCCAATTAGTGTCTATGATGTAAATACATTTTTAAAAGCTGATACAACTTTGGCAAACATTGCTGGAAAAACAATGAACTTCTTTCCAGTGATTGGTTATGGTACAGAAACAGCACCTTTTGTCGTCTATTTCTACAACCCTTATATCCCATCAGTTGAAGCATATTGGAATAGATATGATGCTATTCGCTATTCAGTTTACGATTCTGATGTTGATAGGATGTTTAAAATTGGGGAAAGATTAATTGAATTACTCGGTCATGGTGATGAAATACAAGGAACTGTGTCTAGCTCAAATGTTCGTATATTAAGCTCTCAATTAGTTTCAACATCTGTATCAGAACCGATTGAGAAAGAAGGTTGGTATCAAATGGACCTTGATTTCTCCCTGTTTTCAGTAAGTCTATAGATAGTTTGTGGTATCATAAAAGTATATGAAGTATAATGTAATTACATACATCGGCAAGACCCCAGGGTTTTCCGTGAAACTAGGAAAAGATGTTTATGATTTTGAGTGGCAGAAAGGTCGTGGGATCGGAAACCGCTCTGATGAAATAAAAACTGATCATGCCATTAAGATTTCTAAATGGCGAGATCGCAAGGGCAAGAAAATATTTGTCCTTGAATAACAGGAGGATAGTAAAATGGCAGTAACAACTTCCAATATCGTAGTTGGTGAAGCAACAGTAAAAACTGGTGTTTCCAACATCACGATGACAAACTCAGATTTTGATAGCTTGACAGATGTGGGCGCAACCCAAGGTGGTCTTGAAATTTCGTGGGAACCAGACATGGTTGACATTGAAATTGACCAGTACGGTGACGCAGCAAAGGTCATTCAGTCAAAGGTGAAAGTAATGGTTAAGACAACCCTCGCAGAAGGAACTCTTAACAACCTTGCAACAGCATGGAGCTATGACAATGTAACTGGTGGAGAGTCAATCAAAGCAAATAATGATGGCGCAAACACAAAGACATTGTTGTTTGGTTCACAGGGCGTGTACCCATTTGAGTACGCACTCCAGGTAACTGGTAATGCCCCTGGTTCAACAGCATCGGTAACAAAGACCCGCAAGTTTAATACTAAGCGTGCAGTGTCAATGACCACTTCAATGATTTCAATGAAGAGAGCTGAAGCAACCGTGTTTGAAGTATCGTTCCGTGTTTTGCCAGTAACTGGTGATACAGGCTACGAATACGGCAAGATTATTGATCAGCAATAATTAACACCAAAAATTTGTACTAAGTAAAAACTCCTGGGAATCGGTATGATATACTGAAACCTGGGAGTTTTTCTTATATTCCCTACGATTATAACAAGGAGCAATATTTAAACATGACAACAAATAACGATTTGTTCAAGGGTACTGAGATTACATTTTCTGATGGAAAAAAGAGAGTAGTTAAGCCTTTGACGATTAAGCACCTCCGTGAGTTCATGAAGGTTGCAAACGAAATGAAGACTGATAACGAAGCGGGTATGACTGATGATGATATTGATAAGATGATCGCAGCAGCTTCTATTGCTTTGCGTAAGGCAGATCCAGAGTTGGCAGCAAACCGTGATGCTCTTGAGGATATTCTTGACCTCAGAACATTCGGTGAAGTAATGGCTGCTGCAATGGGTAACGACCCAAACCAATAAACGGGGAAGGTGGAGGCGGTCAGCCTCTATCATGGAATGAGATCCCCCTTCTGAAGTATGAGTCAGAAATATTTGTTCAAGTCGGTGCATGGAGAAGTCTAGAGGAATTAGAGGAGTCTTTAATTCTTCACGAAATGTTTCTTCTGTACCGAGCTTGTTCAAATGAATATAGTAAAGAAATTAAAGCCCTAGCTCTTTCCCAAGGAGCAGATGTTGACTTTGATGAAGACTGGTATTCGCCAGAAGATAAAGTTCCAGATGAGCCGATGAGACCGTTTGAGGTCATGAGCTTCGGTATTCCATTAGGCTACACGCAGGAATAATGATTGCTATTTACTGTATAAAATGGGATAATCTATATTGGTACAAATATGTCTGATGTAGATCTAATAATTAGCGTACATACTACGGGTGTTAAGGATGTCGCTAATTTAAGCGCATCTGTACGAAATCTTGCTCTTAACCTAAAGGGTGTAACAGTGCCAATGAGGGCACTGGATAGCCATGCTAAAGCTGTCAATAAAGCATTAGGCATCACGAGCAAAGGTGTTAATCAACACGCTAATAGCTTAAAAGAACTAAAGAGAAATCAAGCTGCTCTTTCTGAAGAGAGCAAGCGCCTCCGCTCTAATATTCAGAACTATAACCTCGCAATATTAAAAGCTGGTGGTCCTACAACAAAACTTGGTAAAGAGCTAACTTTTACTCAAAATCAACTCAAGGCGTTTTCAACAACACTTCGTGGTTTGAGAATTAGGTCTTTTGGATCAGACCTCTCTAATATCTCGCTAAGACTTCAGAAGATGGGTAAGGATGCCCAATTCGTTGGTAGAAGCTTGATGATTAACCTTACAGCACCATTGTTGCTGTTTGCAAGAACTGGTCTACAAAGTTTAGTTAAAGTTGATGCTGCTCTTGTAAGACTAACAAAGGTTCTTGAAGGCGTTGCAATGACAGCCGAACAGGCTGATAAGAAGCTTGGCAAGGGTCTTGGTGGTGCAGAGCGCCAGGCTGCTATTAACAAAATGGTTGATTCATTTAAGGCTCTTGATTTTGCGTTAACTGGTTTAAGTAATAAATTTGGTGTATCAAAAGATCTTGTAGTTGGTCTTGCAACAGATTTTGCTGAATTGGGAATTAGTGCTAATGAAAATATCACAGCACTTACAGAGCTAACACTTGTTACTGAAAAACTCGGCAACATGGATGCCGCTGGCGCACAAGACCTTTCCCAGGCTTTGTATTTCAACTCGGTTAGAGCTCTTGAGGCATCTGGTGCTTTTGCTAAATTAACAAACGCAAGAGACCGTGAAGCAAGAGCAATCGCAGCGGCTAAAACACAGCTCAATATGTTTAACAATATTGAAAATGTCACGGCGCTAACTCTAAAGGACTTGTCTGAGTCACTTCCAGAACTAGGTTCAATGGCAGTGAGCTTTGGCTTGTCAATGACAGAGGCAGCAGCATTGCTTGCTCCTATGAAAGCTGCTGGTCTTGATGTTGGTGCTTCTGCAAACTCAATTAAAGTTTCATTGCAAAGAGCAATCAGTCCAACTAAGCAAAACACAGAATTGTTAGCAAGTCTTGCTAAACAATATGGAGTTGCATCTGATACTCAGAATATTTTTAATAAAACAACAAAAACTGGGTTGACTGGTCTTCAGGGTATTGTTGATGTATTTATGAAGGTTGAGGCAAGCTCTGCTGGAGCAGAGGGTGCCCTCAAGCTTATGTCTGAAATCTTTGAGAAGCGTCAGGGACCAAGAATGTATATTGCCATTCAGCAGATGGGGCAATTTGATAGAGAACTCAATAAGGCTACAAGAAGCGCTAATACATCAGAAGGGATTCTTGCATCCGTAGCAGAAGGTGCTTTAAGTAAGTTTAATCAATTAAATAGTACAGCGCTTCCAGCAGCTATAAATAACTTTAGTGACATTGGAATTATTGCAAGAATTGCAACCGCCCAGGCGGGACAAATGGTTGAAGGTTACGGAAAAGTTTCTGCTGCTGAAATTAAAACAGCTAAAGAAGTAAGAAAGGCTGTTGCCGATGTTGTCGTTCAGAAGAAGCAAAGTCAAGGAATTGACATCATTGGTGGAGCAAAAACAGAATCTGGTCGTGCAATGCTCGTTGAGCTTGCTGGTGCATCAAACGCTCAAGAAGTTGCTAATATGGAATTGGAGCAGTCACTCGGTTCGCTTGAAGTAGCTATTCAAAAAATTAAAAACGCATTTAAGCTTTTTGCTGCGGATTTGATGAAGACAATTGGTCCAGCATTGAAGAGCATGGCTGATAAAATTCAGGTATTCTATGAAAAATGGCAATCACTGTCCGAGGCTACTAGACAAAATATATCCAAAGTAATTCTTGGGTTCCTTGCGTTCCTAGCTATTCTTGGTCCAGTAGTTCTTGCTATCGGTACAATTCAAGCATCAATGGGTGTTTTGGGTAGAGCTCTTACTGGTTTACTTCCTAAGCTTGCAACAACAGAAGGTGGATTTGTTGGATTAGGAACATCTGCTTCCATAGCTAATGCAAAAGTAAAAGCCCTGTATGGCACTATTGTTGCAAAGTCATTGCAAAGTAAATTATTAGGTACTAAAACTGGATCACTTGCTGACGCACAAAGCGCAGCACAAGCGGCGATGGGTAGTTTTGCAGCACCAAAATCAACTACTTTTACTCCAAAAACTGCAAAAGCATTGGCTCCATTACATCAAGCAAGAATAACTCAAGCTGAACAGCTTAGAGAGTTTTTGGCAAGAAACTCTGGGGCAACAAAAACTGATTTCTTAAAGAGTAGAGCTATTTCTAGCAAGATTGCCTCTGGAGCCGCTCTAACTCCAGCACAATATGCGTATCAGCTTACAAATTCAGCAAAAGTAGCAAGTGTTCCAGGCGCTCTTGCTGCTGGTAAAGCAGCGGCTGTTACAAGAATTGATGATATTAATAGAAATATAAGAACTGGTGTAGCTAACAGAAACGCAACAGGTATAAGAGCTGCCTTTAGACAGAATCAAGTAGCGGCAAGAGACCCGTTCTATAAAGCCAAGGGTATTGCTACAGACAGAATGGGTACTCGCTTCTTTAGGGCTGGAGAAGAACTTCTTGATGACACTACTCCTGGAACACCGAGCCGTACAAGAGGAGCGCTCTCAAGACTTAGTGGTGGAAGAATATCAGCAACAAGAAGACTTCTTGGAACAGCGGAAGATCAAGCAAACATTCTTGCTGGCGGTGGTGTTCAGGGCGCAAGGATGCAAACACAACTTCGTGCTCGTAAAGCTGTAGGTGGTATTAAAGACTTTGCAACAACGAGCAAGACAGCAAATCTTGGCAAAGGTTTTGTAGAAGCCTTAAGACCGATTAAACAATTCAAAGCTGGTGTTAGTGGTGCTAGGGGTGCCATGGCGGCTCTTGAAGCTCAGCAAAGAACACTTGGTCTAGCAGGTCCAGGCGCATTCAGAAAACTGGGTGTTGCTATTAAGGGATTTGTTACAAATGTAAAACTTGCAGATCTTGCAATGAAGATATTCAGAATGACAATGCTTGCTACTGGTATTGGAGCAATTGTTTTGGGCATCGGTGTAGCAGTAATGCTTGTTGTTAAAAACTTTGGAATGTTCAAAGAAAAAGCGGCTGGACCACTGAGAGGTCTTGCATTTGCTTTCGGTGTCATCAAGAAAGCATTGATGGAAATAACAAGACCAATTCAGGACTTGTTCGCTCAGTTCGGTGGTGGAGCAAAGGGGACAGAAGGTTCTGTTAATGGACTTGTTACAATATTTAGACAATTCGTTAAGGTTGTGCAAATGGTTGCACAAGCGTTTAAATCGCTTGTTGAAAATATTATCAAACCATATCTGTACGCAGTGGTCAATATTGTTATGGCTGTTGTTTCCATGTTCAAGGGAAATTGGGGTGACGCACTCAAGTTCTTAACAGCAGCCTTTGCCAGAGTCGCAGAAGTGCTTGTAAGTATATGGCAAGCAGTAATGAAAGTTCTTATCAAGGTTGCTGGCTTTATAGTAAAAGCAGTTATCACCATATTTGCTGGTTTAATGAAGGGTCTTGTAAAAGTTATTGCCCTAGGCGTTAAATTGATGCTTACATCACTCACAGCAATACCAAAAGCAGTTGCAAAGGGTTTTAGTTGGCTTAGCAAGATCCCAGGTATGGGATGGTTCAGTGCAATAAGTGATGGCATGAATGACACTATTGACGGAATGTATGGGATGGTTGATGCTGGAGCCGATGCTGCTAGTGGTGCTATTGACGCTCTTGCTGATGGCGCTAAGGGATTGGTTGATGGCGGAGTAAATCTTTATGGCAAGGCAATTGATGGAATAGCAAATACTATCAAGGGTGGTTTGAAGAAAGGCGCAGATCTTGGTGTTAAAGAAAGCACCCATTCTCTTCAGAAAGGGAAGAAGCCTCTCGTTGATGCTGGCACAGAGGCTGGTGAAGCCGCTGGTGAAGCTATTGCCAATTCTGCTGGTGATGGTTTTGAAGAGAATGATCCATCTGGAAAGATTGGTGAGAAGCTCAAGGAAGGTATTAAGAGCGCAGTTCAGGATCTGCAGAATTACATTGCTGGTGAATTAAGTAGTGCAATTGGCAAGTATGTTGACGCATCAATAAAGTCTCTTGAAAAGCAAAGAGATTCTGCGCTAAAAATATTTGATGTTCAGATCAAGACGCTTGGTAAGCTTGAAAAAGCCGAAGAGTCACTAACAAAGACAAAAGAGTTTGAAGCCAACAAGCGCAAGATGCTTGATGACAAAGCCCTTAGTGATGAGCAGTTCCGTAGAAACTATGCATTGGCTGTTTATGAAGGTCGCACAGATGATGCAAGAATGCTCCAGCTTGAGCAGGTTTCTCAAACAAAATCGTTTAATCAAGATCTCAATTCGCTTGAATCAGGTCGTGCAAAAGACCTTGCAAAAGAAAATCTTGATGCGCTTAAAGATGCTATCAATGAAGCAAAAGATGCGGCTCAGAAATTCTTTGATGAATCAATTGTTAAGTTCCAAGAATCTATTGAGACTATCACTAAGTTCCCACCAGTAACGATTGAAGATTACAAGACTCAAATTGGAGAGCTTTACAACATCACAAATCAAACAGCAACTGATAACAGTGCTGCGTTTGAAAAGATGTTTACCAACTTTGCTACAACTATTAATACAAAGATGCCAAATGATGTTGTCGGTGCATTTAGTACAAATCTTGATGAACTGGTTCTGGTAGCAAAAGAGAAGTATGGTCTAGGTTCAGATACTAGCGAGAATACAGTTATTGGCGTAACAATCGGAATGCTTGCCAGTGTTGGCGGTGTGTTTGGTGATAAGAAACAAACAGTTATTGACTCGTTTGGTCTTGTTACAACTGGTCTAAAAGATAACTTTGCGGAATCAGCAACAGCTATTGTTAAATCCGTAACTGATGATTTCTTGACACCATTTGCTGAGGCAACAACTAAGTTCAAAGATAACTGGGAAAAGGTTTATAAGCAAGCAATTATTGATGGCAATAGAGCAATAACAGATGCTCTAAGAAATGATGTCTCTGTTAACAAAGAATTGTTTGAAGAGATGCGTGGATACATTGATGCAACAACTCTTAAATGGCTTGGTCTTAAAGCAGCAGCAGAAGCTGCTGGTGAGGCTCAAAAGGATGCTGCGGCTGGCGGTGGTGGAGGCGGTAGTGGAACAACAGGTAGCACATCTTCTGGAGCTGGTCTTAATGTTGGAAGGGCTGATGCTTTCACTTCTAATAACGCACTAAGAGCGGTTAAGGGTCTCGCTCCACTAACCTATCAGCAATTCACCGTAGGAACTGGTCTTTCAACGGCAGCTATTGCTGCAAAACCAATTAAGCCATCATTTATTCCAAACCCATCATTGAAGCCAGAGTCAAGAGCAAAGGGTGGAATTATTCCGTCACAGCGCCAAAATCAAAATAATGGATATCCAGAAGGATACATTCCAGCACCAACACAAGAAGGTGTACCAGCACTTCTTCATGGTGGAGAATACATTCTTAATGCGAAGGCAGTTCAAAGAATTGGTGTAGGTGCTTTGAATAAGATGAATAATAATCTTATTCCAAAATTCCTTAAGGGTGGTCAAGTACCAAAGAGGAGTGGGGCGATAACTCCAAAGAAGGGTGACGGAACATTAAACGGTCCCTACGGAACCGTTGTTAAGCCAGTTGTACCAGGAAATATAAATCTTAATAAACTACCTGTAGTAAAAAACAATATCAAAGGTGAAGGCGGGGTAAGCACAGTTAGGTCACTCAGTATTGGAACAGATCGTGGCACAATGCTTATTCCAACAGTTGTTAATGGAAAAATTATAAGTGATCAACAAGCAATAAAGTTTGCAATAAATAGCGGTAAGAATTTAGGAGTCTATAAAGATGATGCTACTGCTGAAATGGCTGCACAACTTATCCATATGTCGGAAGCAAATAGAGTTGGAAGAGCAAATCCTTCAAACACAAGAGGAAGCGCAGACAGAATTGAGCCAAAGAGAAGTGCTAGCAGTAAGTTCCCTACCGCAGACACGGTAGATAGATATTTCACTAAAACTAAGCGTGAGATGCAAGCCAGCAGTCCTCTTGGTGCTGCTCGTTTAGCACAGCAAGACGCTGGTTATGTTCAGCCAAAATATGATTGGACAAACATGACTAAGTTTGGAATGGGTGGATTGACAATTGGTGCCGAAATGCTTGGTACATATTTTGGTGGTCCAGTCGGTGGTGCGCTTGCAACTGCAGCTGCATACAACCTTACTAATAGACTTGGAAATCATCTTGCAAGCACAGGAGCAGCTCCTGGATTTAAGGGTGATACAACGCTAAAGGGTGCTGCGACAATGGGTGGATTTGCATTGGGTGGTGCTATTGCTGGTTCAGCACTGGGGCAAGGGCTTAGCGCAATAAGCGGTTTGATTGGTAGAAGGTCAGTTAATCAAGCAACATCAGCGGCACTTCAAGAAACAATTCAATCAGCAGTTCCTAAGCCTTCAATGGCTCTTGAGATATATCGTGGTCCATTGCAAGCTCAAACTATTACAAGAGAGGCATTGAGGGATGCTGATAAGATAATCACTGAGTCATTTGAAATGTATAAGATTGGAACAGAGAATGTTGGATTTGGTGTACCAATAAGCAGTGGTGGTTGGGATACAGCATTAAACTTTAAGAAAGTTGATTTAAATCCATATGACATAAGTGGATTGAGCCCAATGTCTGATGCTGGACAAAAAACAGCAAAAGATTGGATAGCTGCTCATATGGCATATAAATCAGAAACAGGTAATACTAAGTCAAACTTTATTGATGCACTTCTGTATTCTGGAAAAAGAGGGGATATCAATTCACTTCTTAAGTTTAATCAGTACGCCCAGTCTGGAAGAAAACTCCTTAATGATGCAAAATTTGATAATTTTTACACAACTCCAATAGAGGATTTGCAGAGAAGTGTTCAAAGAGGTGGTTTAGATTCTCTTACTTTAGACGATTTATTCTTAGTTCACGAAACAAAATATGCTCCACCACTTGATAAATTTGGAAATATTTCTCTAAGACCAGCAGCTGATTATCAAACACTTTTTACTGATGAACTTGGATATACCAATGAGTATGTAAGAGATAGTATCCATATGGCAGTAAATCATCTCGTTACTGGTCATCAGCAAAGAGCCAATATTGAAGGTGCTCACATAATTGTTTCAAAACTTAAAGATGTAATAAATGCTAATCCAGGCGCATTAGATAACCTATACACAGTTGATTCCTGGCTTACTCCAAAACCAGGACAGGGTTTAACAATTCCAAAGGGTTCATTTGAGCAGATATCCTCTGCTACTAATCCAGGGCAGCAGGTTCAAAATGCAATGGAAAAATTACTTGGATCAAAAATAACAAGTAAGCATTTATTTAAAGGCGGGGATCATGGTTCTAACACAGAAGGTGCTGATCAGTTACTTAGAATACTTGGAAGGGATCTTGATACTGGATTTGGTCCTCATTTTGACTCACCTACTTATCATAACTCATTAGCGAGAAATATGAAAGAGGCAGGATGGAATGTTGGTCAAGCATTTAGTGAGCATGGCATATCTACTTTAAGTGATAATGCAATTGCTCGTTTATTCAGTAGAAGTGGTATGCTTACTGGTGTTAGTAGGCGTTCAGATTGGATAAATCCATCAGTTATGAAAGCAGGTGGCTATCTCCCTGGATCTCCTTCAACAGCGATTCCTGCAATTCTTCATGGTGGTGAATATGTTGTTAATGCTGATGCTGTGAGAAACATGGGTGTAAGAACAATGCAAAGCATTAACCAATCAAAGTTTAGAGCACCTTCTGGAGTCCCAGCTTATGCAGGTGGTGGAGGAACAACTAGCGTATCCACCGTGAATATCAATGTTGACACATTTGTTGGTGAAGAAGAATGGTTTAAGAGTATGATGAAGAGTTACAATGTTAATGTCCTTCCAAAACAACAGAAAGCCGCTGGTGTGGAGACAAGAACATTCACAAGCTACAACGGAATAAACCAGGGGTTATAAATGCCAACAATTCAAAATCAACAGCCTAATATAACCCATCTTGTTGTGCTTAATGGCACAGAGATTACGGAGCATGGTCGGACCATGAGTAGCACTATGTCAACATCGGCATCTAATGTTGAGTTGCTTAATGGGAATAAGCGAAGATTCATTAAGAATGCAAAGAACAACTATACTCTCTCGTTTACATACCTCCCAGACATGTCGGAAAGAACCATTGATGGTCGTGTTGCAAGAAACTTTCTTTATGCATTAGCAAAGACACCATCATCAGCAACCTTTTCAATTATTCTTGATCCAGCAGAACCTGCTTACAATACGGTAGTTTATGTTGAGTCATATACTGAAACATTAGTGAGAAGAGATATTCCCAACCAGTGTGCATACTACAATGTTGAGATTTCTCTTAAAGAGAAATAAGAGATGTCTGATAGTTTTTATTCATTTAGTGAACCACTTAATCGTGGTATAGATTTCTACCAAGCGGATGCTGCGGATGTCACGATTGACATCAATATCAGTTCGTCACTTACAATATCGTCTTATCAAATAAGATTTGCAAATATTGTAATTGCATCAAACTCTGATGTCGTATCTAATTCATATAAAGTCGCATACGCAGCAGCTAATCTTTCTGTTGATGGCGCAACAGTTATTGTCGCAACAGAAAGACAGGATGGCGATGTTGTAATTTCAGCAGAAGTCCTTGTTGAAACAAATATTACAAAGATTGCCTATGCGAGTGCATCAATTTCTGCTAGCTCTGAGTCTAGTATAAGCGGGACAAAGATTTCAATATCTTCATGCTCAATGAGCATAGATTCGTCTGTATCAGTGTCCATGATAAAAATATCGCATGGCGTTTCGCAGATAGATATTCTTTCATCAATGCTTTCAAGCGGAACACGAATTGTCTTTGGTCGTACAAATCTATCTGGTGAGGTTAGTCTATTTGTAGCTGGAAAGATAGTTCTTGCAACAATTAGAATTAACATATTAAATAACTCTAATATACGAGCAGAAGCAATTAGATTTAGCAATAACATTACTGCTGACTCTTCATTAATCAGAGCGCTACTCATACTTGATGGAAAACCATTAACCAACCAAAGTCGCACACTTGATTCATCCGTTGCTCCGTTATACATTGAGAACACAAATTGGTCAGGAGATTCATCTCGTTATTACAAGAACAATGCTGCTGGTAGTGCGGCGAAGAGGACATTTAATATAAATTGGAGTTTTATCCCTAATTATAGTGATAGAACAGTAGATTATAAAGAGGGAAGAAATTATATAAAGTCATTATCAATGGATGCTGATACTCATACGCTTACAATTATAAATCAAGATGAAGACGGGGTAACTCCATACACAGAGGAGCAAATCACTGTATTTATTTCAAACTTCTCTGAGAACTTAATTAGAAGAGATCTTGTAGATGATGTATACTATTTTAGCTGCGCAATGACGCTGGAAGAGGTATAAATGTTAACATCTGGACTATACGGTAAAGATCTATCTAATTCATTTAATTCAGCTATAGTAGCACCAGCTCAGAAAATTAAGCCTAAGGTTATTATTAAATGGCTGGACAGTCGTCACTTAGACAATCTTGTTGTAACAACAAATGATGCGCCAGCTGTTAATTCGTATCCTTCAAGAGGATTTTTCTTCCCTGCATCAGAAGCCTTTAATGGCATTAGGAGACAGTCATTTACATGGGCTGTTGCTGGAG